GTCATTGACCGCTTCAAATCAGAAGCCCAACTCCACAAGGACATCAAGGACAGGCACGCAAAGAAGCAGGCCAGCCTCACCAAGGCAGCCGATAGGCTGGGCAAGCTTGCCGTCTCCCTACTCCAAGCAAGGGAAGAGATGGGTGAAGAGCCTGTGGCAGAGGGTGACTGGGGCAAGGTGTCCATCCGTACCAGCCAAAGCGCAGACGTAACCGGCTTTCTCGAAGAGATACCTGTTAAGTATCTGGTAGAACAACTACCGAAAGTAGACAAGAAGCAAGCACTCAAAGACCTCAAGGCTGGGGAGTCCATCCCCGGCATACAACTGGTGATAAAGCACTCACCGAACTGGAGATAGAATGAATACCGTAATCTTAGTAGGAGCTCTGGGCCAAGACCCAAAGCAGAATCCAAACAAGACAGTATGCAACCTGCGCGTGGCCACGAATGGCCGAGCCAAGGTTGATGGAGAGTGGACCGACATCACCGACTGGCACAATGTGGTGGTGTTCGGTGCTAAGGGAGAGAACGCTGCACGCTTCCTCAACAAGGGAAGTGAGGTGGCCATCAATGGAAGGTTGGCTACTCGTTCGTATGAAAAAGATGGACAGAAAGTCTGGGTCACCGAAGTGGTGGCGAACGATGTGAAGTTCATTGGCAAGCGTTCTGAAGGAAACTCGGACAACTCTGAAGAGCTGATGTTCTAGTTGAAAGGCGGCGGCATCCTCGGGGAGAGGGTGTCGCCATCTCTTGGGGAGATATGAATGAGTTGGCATTATTTGCAGGAGGGGGAGGAGGCATCCTGGGAGGGAAGCTCCTTGGATGGCGCACCGTCTGCGCTGTTGAGATTGCTCCCTACGCACGGCGAGTCCTGCTCGCAAGACAAAGAGATGGAATCCTGCCACGCTTCCCCATCTGGGATGACATCCGAACCTTTGACGGCAAGCCCTGGCGTGGACACATCGATGTCATCAGTGCCGGGTTCCCTTGCACACCCTTCAGTGTCGCTGGCAAGCGAGAGGCTGGAGACTCAGACAAGAACATGTGGCCTGACACCCTCCGCGTCATTCGCGAGGTACGACCCAAGCACCTGCTGTTGGAGAACGTACCAAACCTCCTTGCTAAATCTCACGGGTACATGCACACCATACTCGGAGGGCTGGCCGAGGGGGGCTATGACTGTCGGTACGATTGCATACCCGCGTCAGCCCTTGGAGCCAATCACCAAAGAGACAGGCTCTGGATTGTTGCCCACCATCACAGCGCAATCTTACGGAACGAATCAGGGCGGGGCAGCGGGCAGGGTAGGCAAGGTCAGGATGTCGTTGCAGTCAATGGCAAGGCAACGTGGGGGGCACCTCTCTCCGAGCTTTGTGGAAAGGATGATGAATTGGCCTGTCGGATGGACAGACTTAGAGCCCTTGGCAATGGACAAGTACCAGCAGTGGTACGATTCGCATGGAGAAATCTGATATGAGAAGACTACAATACCAACGCTGCGAACAATCGGGATGCCTGCGACAAGGCGTCACCATGGTCCGCGACAAGAACGATTACTTCATAGCAGTATGCAAAGAGTGTGCAGCAAAGAGGAAGGTGCCAGTAGGTGCCAAGCAAGGGAAGCTGGTGTGAACCTTCCCGGCTACCCTCAGTTCTGCTCGGTGTATGGTTGTGGTATTCCCACCGCTGTAATCCTCAAAGGCATGTGGCTATGCCCTGGGTGTGCAGTCAAGGCGCAGCTTGGAACGCTAAAGCGCCTGCCGAAAAGCCAACAATCAAACCAACGGCTGCCCACTCCAAGCGAGAGGACCACGTTGACCAGACCGTAGGCACCTGGGATTTGAGATGCTCGTTCTCAGCCACCGCCACACTCTTCCATGAGTCCAGCGAAACGTAGTAGCCAGCCAGTGAAGTGGGGATGACCACACCGTTGCATCCTACAATCCAACTGCCGGGGTCTACAAGGTCTTCTGGCGGAGCTTGGCCAGCAACGAATGGATATGCCTGGGTACACTCATTAGGCACAGCCTCGCCCCTCTCAGGAGGGGTGGCCTGGGCAGGCTGTAGGCTCAAGCACAAGCAAAGAAGAAGCCACACACGGTTCCCCACCCAGACCGAATTCATTTGAGCTTCTCGTTTATCATGGCTGCGATTCTCTCCTCTGCATTCTCAGCAGCGAGCGCAGCACGAACCTCTTTCTTCTTTTCTTTATGATCATCAGTGGCCTTGGCGACAGCTTGCTTGTCAAGGGAGGAGCTATCGCTTTTGTCTAGAAGCCAAACAATAGCAGCCAGTAGCAAACCACCACCAAGACCAATGATGTAGCTCACTATTCGACCACAACTTCAGGAGCAGGTGTAGGCTCCGTGGCTGGCGTTACGACTGCGGCAGCAGGTTCCTCCACCACTTCTACTTGTGGCGGGGATAGCACGCATTGACCGAATACTGAACCAATGACAAGGCTACCACCAACAAGGGCAGCGGACACGCCATATTTCTTTTTCAACTCTACTAACTTAGACATTCTCTTCCTCCATTACTGTGTAGGTAAAGGCATTGCCCCAAAGGCCAGCACTTTTCTTCACAAGGTCCATGAATGTATGCCATTCGAGAGGGTCTGCAAGGACGGTACAACCTGCACTCCACTTGTTTACCTCGGTAGATAGGTGCGAACCGCTGGAGTGGATGTTGATTCCGTACCAACCAGCCTTGCCTTCATCGAAGTTATCCCAGTCTATCTTCTCCCCTTCTGGGGTTCGCCATACGTCTACGGGGCCAAGACGCTGGCATAGAGCGTCGTACTGTCCGCGATGTTTATCAATGGAGTAAGACTTGTATTGGCCAGGACACAGGACCGCTGTTCCTTCAACCCGCCCAGGATTCTCTGTCCAGTATGTACCGGGGTCCATGGTACAGGTAAACTCCCGCGTCACCCATCCACCTGTCTCATCACGGTAGACCAAGGCAATGATATCATCGAACTCGTTTGGCCTGCCTCGATGGCGCACACCAATGATGTTCAGATTGTACTTACCCTTGGTGAATATCTTGTAGCCCTGGGCTTGGACCTTCTTTAGCAGTAGCGGTATCATTCGACAGCCTTCAGCACACGTTCAAACAACTCTTCATACTTCTTTGTCATCGAGTTGAGTTGAGCTCCGTACTTCTTGTTCTGGAAAATCAGGTAACCGATGAACAGTCCAGTGATTCCAAGGTCGATCAGCTGTGCAATGAACTCAGACTCCATCAGCCTAAGAACTCAATGAGGATGGGCATGACAATAACCAGCACGAGGGTCGCGCCTTGCATCTTGAAGAGGATTCGCGAATGATGCTTCACCTCTACCTCCAAGTCTGAGATACGATTCTCGCTGACCTTTCCTTTGTTCTCAAGAACGGCAGCGCGAACTTCTAGGTCTGATACGCGCTTCTCCATTCTACAGTTTTCCCCTTAGAAACCAAGCTTGTTCGTCTGGCAACGCTGATGAAAAAGAAATCATATCCATGTCCATCATAGGCGCCTCTACATCAGAAGGTAAAGCTTCGCAAATCGCAAAAGCCCTGGTCTGTGTCAACTCCAGCAGCACAAGGTTTGAATAGGTAGACGACTTCGTTGTTGTGCCCAGGCTTACACCGTAAAGCGTGCCAGCGTCAGCGTCGGCTTTGATCGACGTAGCACCAGAAGTGCTGTTTGCTTCCAACAATAAAAGAGTCATTTATTCTGCCTCGAATGTTTCACGGCCTGTGATTGGCTGAACAAGCATTTTGATGGAGCGAATCTTGACTGTTCCGCGCGTTAGACCGTTCGTGTACCCGCCAATGGATATGTATGGATGACAGCGGTAACCGTTCAAACGCCATGTAGTGATTGAGTTATTGCTGCTGCCATATTGGGTGATAGGGCCAAACGGATCAATCGTTGAATAGCCTCCGCCAAACATTGTCTGGCTTTCATTTTTCGGCTTCGGAATAGGGCAGCCAGCAGTAAAGACTATGGCGTCTGCTCCAGTTGTCTGGAATGAATTCTGACATTTGAACTTGATCCAAGAATGGCCCCGTCCGCCGAAATTATTGTACCCTGCTTTGAAGGTGTTTCCGGCTGATGTGGGATCGAGGCCTCCTTTATACATTGACGCTGCATTGTGCATACCGTTCGCAGGCATAGCAGGCGATCCGCCCTGGTCTGATGTGTAGTAGCAAAGACCGATGTCTACCTGGATGACGTTTCCCCAGTTACTTCCGCCAGCAGGAACACCGCTTGGGCCTGTTACGGGTATGGTGTCAAACTCCAGTTGAAGCTTGATGAGAAACTTTTCTGGATCTACCCAATAATCTGTCTGGCCTGTGGGCAATTCAAGACCGGCAAGCTCGAAAGGCTTTAGGGGTTGGTCGCGAATAAGCCACATTCCATTTCTTGTAGCGCCAGTGTTTTGCATTGCAACGTTCGTGTTTGCGTCCGCTCCATGTGCGCCGATTGTGACAAGATTGCCGCTGCCATCTGTTGACGTTGTGATGGTAAAGTTCCCAGCGCCAGATCCATTTCTGCGAGTCCAGCCCGTTGTCAAATCGAGAGGAAGCTCGATGAAATCCTTCCACGGGTTGCCACCGCCACCGCCACCACCACCGGCAGCAGGAGCAGGAATAGAACGTCCTGACGTTGGTGTTGGTATCGAGCGAGCCATTATCGCACCGTCTGGATGTCGAGGCTAACAGAGATATTGTTGTTGATGCCCGTGTTAGGGTCAACAAAGAAGTAGATAATCCCACGGCCTGGAGTAGAGGCAACCTCAGGAACTGAGTAGAAGATGCTCTCTTCAGAGTCAATCGAGACTGACCCCGCTGCATACTCAGCAATGACACTAAGAGGAGTGGTGGCCAATGTGGCCCCTGTCGCTGCTCGTAAAGTCACAAGGTCAAATGTCGCCATAGCTCCGGCAATTTTGTATGCACGAACCCGCTTAATCAATCCTTGAATAGGAACGGCCATTTGGATTTCGATGCCTGCGGTGGTGACAGAAGTCGCCGCCCCAGTCTGTGTCCCGTAAAGGGGTGCGGTGATAGTAGTGCTCATGAGTTCTCCAGTGATGTCTATTTATAGTGGTTATGTGTCGATAAGTCTACCGAGATGGAGACTTGGCCAGATCTCGATAGATGTAGTACAGATATTTTCTTCTCAGTTCTCGAATATGTTCCGGTGATGTAATCACTGCTGCCGAGGTTCCGCCAAGCATATACATCACAGGGTTTCCGTCCGCATCTCTCCTAAACTCAATGTCATCGTTGCGGATTCCAAACTTAGCAAGCGCCCTTGGAAGGTCATCAACAGACCTCTTGAGACCAGCAATAAGCAGTGCCTCCTGAAACATGAGCCACTTTCTTCTTGAGCCTTTTGATCCAAACTTCCACTGTCTACCCCTAACTTGAGGAAGGTCTGGCCGTTCTCTTGAAGGGTCCATTGCTTTTAAATCGAACCACTTGTGAACAAGATCAAATCCACCCGGAACCATCTCAGCCATTGTAAGGAAGTTAGACGGCACCATTCCATCCGGGGCAAACTCCGTTCCCGGCCTCATGTTGTGGCCTGATTGATATAGCTCTATGATAGGGCCAAGCCTTGGATCAGCCTGGTCTACTGTTGCCATAAACGCATCCATGGCTTTTTCGCCCTTGGTCATCTCGTCATTAAGAAACGCATTACCAATCCAACCCAGAAGCTGTACGGGCTCTGTCCATGGCACCTGGATTCCCACATTGAGAGCTGAGAACTGTTTGAAATCTTCGCCGTACTCCCGCCAGTACCTAAGCTTTGCCCAGTCTGGGGTCATTACCCAGTCCTGCATGTCCTCATATTGAGACTGGATAATAGCGCCTGTTCTACCAATGTTCCTGGTAGCCTCACCGCCCCGAGCCAAGGCGCCAAAGAAATCAGCAGTCATCCTGTATCTAAATGCAAAGAATGAGAAGTTACGAGCAATGCGGTCTTTGGCAAACGGTGGCAGAGCGCCATAGTCAAGCATTGAAGAACGAGCCAGTAGCCCCGCATTCAATTCACTCTCTCCGTTTTTAATGGCCTTAGCGAACACGGCCTCTCGATGGATGTTGTCCATCTCTTCTGCGACAATAGAGAAGAAGTTCTTTCTGTCCGGTCTCCAGAAACTCCAAAGCTTCTTAGCCCTTCCCGCACCGGGAACCGACACCCCAGGGATGAACGTCATGTCCGATATTGGTTTTCCATTGGGACCGATTCTAGCCATTCTTTGAGCGTCGGCCAAGGCATCGAACTGGAAGTTAAACGTGTTTCGAGAGAACCGAATGTTCTGTCTCTGCATTGCAGCCTCCAGGGTTTTCCTGGTCCAAACAATACCGTTGCCACCCCTGAAAAGAATGTCGTCTGCGCCACCTTTTAGTTCAAGCGTTGCATAATCATACGCATCGTTCGTTCTCAGGATTCCTGTCTTCCTTGCGGCTCGCATAAAGCTACCAGAAATAGAACTTGGAACAGTCGCCAAAGAAGTAAGGAAGTATTGTGGCGTCGTAATGCCCACAATGGCGGAAGCTGTCAGCGAATTGGTTCCCATAAACCTTAGACCAGGCATAGCCCAACCACCCAGCAGCCCGCTGATTGTAGTCTTTCTGGTCATGTCGAAAAAGTCGGCCATCCAAGTGAAGTATCCACGGTCTTGTGGCCTTAGGTTGGAGAGCATGTCTTGCACTTTTGCGAAGATGTCTACGTTCTCATACTTCTGTACAAGCCCAGCGAACTCAGCATCGTAGATAGCAAGCTTGTGCCCAGGGATAGTTCCAAAGTCCAGCCCCGCCTGAATAGCACCACCGCTTTCCAGTGCTTTAGGAGCGTTTGTTCGAATACCAAGTTGACCCATAAGGCCGCGAACCTTTGAGATGTCAAGGTCAGTCGATGCTTTAATCCAAGCCGTACCAATTAGGTCTAACTGCTCTTGTGCTTGCGCTGCCTTGGCAGGGTCTACCGGGAGGTCAACGCCACCGCGCATGTTCTTAAGTCCACCATGAAAAGAATAAATCTCTTCCTTGATTGCTTGGAAGCTCCTCTGGAACAGGGTGGGCGTCTCTGCTCTCGCCCCCATCATGCCCAACATTGTCGCGTCAAGGGACTCAAACATCTTGGAGAAGCTTCTCGACGAGGCCATGAACCCTGTGTTGTACACATAGGTCATAATCTGCTTTGCGATTTGCCTTTGGTCTGTTGGGCTGTAGCCCTTAAGCGTGCCCCTAACCATGAACCCCAATCGTTTGGCCAGTTTAGCATTGACCGCGTTGTTGGTTAGGATTCTTTCAAAGGTTGTTGCGCGTGCTGCGGCGGCTTCTCCCAGGTTTGGAAGTTGTAAGAACAGGTCTGGTCTGAGTTGTTCGAGCTCCAGCATTGCTTGACCGAACACGTTGTCTGCCTTTTTAGCAATGACATAAGAGGCCCACAGACTACCGATGTCATTCTTTCCTTTGAGACCAAAGAGACCCCCTGCCCGCCTCTGCTTAATGGCTGATTTGCTGAGTCTCTTGAAGTCTTTTATCGCAAGCTTGCTCTCAACTAAACTGATCGCACTGGAGATGCTGTCAAGAGTTGGCGCTCCTTTTGGGATCACACCAGTAGCTATTCCTTCTTTCAGAATCTTATCTACTTGTTTCTCACCATTGTAGGAGTTGCTTAGAATATCTCCTATTGTCTTGCCCTTTGGTGCCCAAAATAGATTGAAGATTTCAGTGTATGCCTTGAGTTCGTCTCCCTCGTACACCGATTCAAGTAGCTTGTTTGCAGCTTCAGGCTTGTCTTTGGCAGCCTGAAGAAGCTTGTTTATGTTGGGGATGACCTCGTTAAGGAGGTTTGTCGTTTGAGCCCAGTGGTCTAAAAGCAGTGGGTCAATCCGGTCTCCAAAGGCTGCTGCGTCAATACCAACAAGCTTAAGACCCTTGCTGGATGGAGCAATTGCCCTGATGTAGTCACTCTTTCCTGTCAGTGCTACACGAGTTCCACGTAGAAAGTCATCTAATCCAGTTACAACCTTGAGTTCCCTGTTGATTGCGGCTGCTGTTGCGCCACCCGGGCCTCCCATGATTTCGTTTAAAGCCCTTCCTGTGTACGCTGCCTTGCTGATTTGCTGACCCTTAACGGTCATTTTGTTCATCTTACCGAGAAGGCTCTCTGTCACACCGTTTGCAATAAGCTCACCGACATAACGAAACTCATCCTGAGTAAGCCACCCGCCCTTTGTGACTTTATTAAGAAGCTTGTTTGTGTAGCCAGAGATACCCGAGCCTCCTGCTCCAACACGGGCGGCGACTACGGCTTTCATTGGTTGGGATATTTTATAGAAAGGCTGCCCATCAGGGCCAAGCCTATATGTGTTCTTTGTGTAGTCCTTAACTCGCTTCAGGAAGGTGTCTTTGACTGCCATGAATGCAGTCTTTCGCGCAATCATTCCACTGCTAACCCTGACCCAGTTGTTTGGAAGGGCGTCCTGCAAGATACCGTACATTTGCTTTGTGGCGTATTGAGACAACACCTCCGAACCAACGGCATCAAGACTAGCGCGAGGCATTCCCTTCCTTACCTCTTGAACAAGGAACAAAAGCTCTCTTCCCTTCTCCGTCTTGCTAAGCTCCCCATACCAGTTTTTGCTTTTTACTGCGGCATAGAACTGGTCTCTCGCGTCCGCAACTCTTTTAGCGGCTCTTCCAACAAGGTCATCTGGGCTCCACCCCTTAAACCAACGGCTCTTAAATATGTCTTGACCCTCATCGGTTGAGGCTACCCTTGCAGCCAAGTCAGGCCCCGTCTTATTGGCGAGATCTTCAGCAGTCGTTATTGGCATCCACTCGGACCTTGCTGCCTTCCTTCCCTCTGCTGTAGCTACGTAGTCCCTGAGGGCTTGGCGAGAAACAACGGTCTCTACAAGGCTTTTCTCAGTGTCGGCCCAGCGATTAACATTACTAAAGAAGTCGCCAACATTCTCAGCCTTCATCCCATTAGCAATAGCCGCTGCTTTGGCTGACGTTAGCTTTACAACATCGCGAGACGCCTGCATTCCGGCGCCAAGTGCAGTCTGCTTTATAGGCGTAAGAACTTCTATAAACAAACCTGCTGCTGTTGGATACCAATGAGGCATCAAATGAGCGTTGTCCATTCGTGAAATGTCGGTGCCTAACCATTCTCCACGAGCATGTGATAGCCAGAAATCCTTCCAGTCAGAGCCTGTGTTTTGATGACGAGGCACATTCATGCCTCCAATAAACGACCCACCACTAAAGGCTGCTGTTCCTTTAAGGATCTTACTTATCGCTTCTTGGCCCTCTCCCTCAGAGATGCGCCCCTCTTGTATTTCTCTCCCGACAACTAAAGCCTCTTCAATTAGCCTGTCTTTGGCTTGGTCCATCTTATAGATTGGATCTTCTGGGTTGTACGGCAGCCCTGTTTCTGGATCTCTATCCCATGTGAGCTTCTTTAGTGCGGCAAACGCGACCGGGCGAAGACTTAGAGCCCCAAACAAATCTCGACTTATCGCGCCAAACCATGTCTCGGTGACATCGCCGGTCATGATATCGTCTCGTCTTAACTGGCTACGTCCAAACTCATAGAGTGCTGCGCGAGTGGTTGGGATAATGCTAGGTGATCGTGACGAATCGCGCTTATGGGCCTCTTGTATGGTGTACCAAGCTGGTCGGGCTGCTTGCTGTTTACTCCACGGTTTCCAACTTCCCCCCGGAACGTCAAACGTTCCAACAAAAACATTCATGTCATAGACTTCTGGAAGCAGTTTGTCTACAAACTCTCGCCTCGTGTACGTTGCAATCTCTTGGGCTTCATTTACAGCATCAATGTACGACTCACCAAATGTTTCCTCTAACGCATTATGACCTAACAATTTGTTAGTCTGTGGGTCAACAGGGACAAGCAGGCCCTGCTCGTCGGGCTTCATTGTTACTTTTTGATCCCACCCTTTGTCGCGCACAATAGCGTTCATGCTATCAATAAACTGCTCAGTATGGAGCGCATCTAACTTCTGCTGAATTAGATTCTGTTTTCGCTTCTGAATCCACTCGTACCTCTCTGCTTGCGATAAATCGGCGGCCTCCTTTGCAGCCTCTTCTATTGCTTGGGTTTGTGGGTCTTTAAGAAACGCTTTCTTAACGGCTCGAATCTGGTCCTCTGGTACTTCAGCTCTTTCCGCACTGCCGCGCTCACCAACAGAAATGCTCTGGGGGCTCATTGCGAGGCGCATGGTTTTAAGAGCCCCTGCTCCTTCATAATCTTGAAGGTGGACACCAGAAATGGGTCGTCCTTCTACTGTGAAGTCGGACATCTCCTGTTCTACAATTAGGGCCAGGGCCTCTTCCCTTGCTTCTGCTTTTGTTATTGGCTTACCAACAGCAGCAGCCTGGTCATAGATTGTCAAAGCCTGCTTTGCCAAAGCCTGTGCCCGAGCCCCACTAACAGTGCTTGGATTAACCCTTGTGCCAGGAGTCATCTCAGCCTTGACCTTAGCAGCGTCTTCGGGTGCTAAGTAGCCACCACTGGCATTGAAGATCTCCAGCATGTCCTGGTACTCTTCCATCCCCGCCTCTTCACCATACATAGAACGGGTGGTCTCAACCTGAGATCGGTAAGTGCCAGGAAGCTTGTCCAGCATCTCATCGGTAAGGGGCGTTAATGGTGTCGCCATTGTTGGCTCCTAAATACCTGTTTGCTGTATTAAGGCAGATTGAGTAGCCGCCCACTTTTCATACCCGCCTTGATTCTGTGAAATCATTACTTGAACTTCAGTAGGAAGCGCGGCCCATGCCGCAGCCAAGGACTGTTCTTGAGCAACAGACTGTGGCCCCAGTCCTGCTGGTGGCGCGACTACTGGAGCAGGTGCTGGGGCTTGCGCCACTGGAGATGGAGCAGGTGCTGGCGGTGCTGGTTGTTCTCCCAATAACTGCTGTCGAATAATAGCTGCCTCTTCTGGGTCCATACCGTTTAGAAATGCTTGTAGTGCAGGTCTATCCTCGATGCCCGTATATGTTCTAGGCTGGTCTTCTGGAGGCTGGTACATACCGCCACCAGGCAGCAGTGGCCCATGAAGAGCTTGCTTGTCTGTTGGTTTTGCACCAATCAACTCATCTACGCTTTTTTCTGGTGTAATGCCGCCCATTATTTCACGAGCCTCATCACGTTCAAATGTCTGAAGATAAGCAGAGAGTGCAGGGTTTATCTCACCCATGTCTTCAGCAGCTTGAATAACCTTATCGCCTACTTCAGGAGCATCTGGCTGCTTTTCTGCTAAAGCACTGAGCCCTCTCTCCTTTTCCCTGACATAGAATTTGTGACCAAACGCTTGGAGAATCTCGTCTCTTGTACGCTGAATCTTTGCGGGAGAGGCTTTAGGGTTTAGTTGGCTAGCAAGTTGAAGCGCCATCTCCACAAGGCGCGTCTGGTCACCCTGTAGACTCTTGTCTTGACTCAGTGCGTTTGTGAGCTCGTCCGCTAACTTCTGAACTTCAGCAGATGCACCTGTAAACTTAGAGGGGTCACGGTCAAATGCAGAACTTGCGCGAGACATTGCTTGCGCGAACACTCTTTGTTCTACGCTAAGTCCAGCAACCGTATCTCTTAAGGCTTGATTCTTTTCTGCCTCTGCTCTCGTAGCCTCCAGATTCTTCAACGCCTGTTTCTCTCTACGGAAAGACCCGATGATTCCTGGCCCCATTTCTGAACTAAGGCCAACATCTCCTCGTCGAGAAGCTGCCTCTGCCAGGATGTCGCTCTCAGTCATGTCTGGAGAAACCCTAGCCTGCTCACCTGCTACTCTTTGACGCTCTTGTTGAAGAGCCTGAACTTCAGCGGTTCGCGTCATTATGTCTGATGCAAGGCCAGACTCAACCAACATCTGGTCGATAGACTCCGGTGTCAAACCACCGGCTGACCGCGATGCGCTAGCAACAATATTTGCAGTGGCTTGATTAAGGTTTCGTTTGTAATTTTTATCGCTTGGAACAACGCCCGTCATAAGGCGGGCTGCGTGACTGCTTGCAAGACTTAAGGATTCGTCATTTATGTTGGCTCCGAACTGAGTTGCTCCTACTCTTAGTCCATCTCTTAGACCCATAGCTATGGCCTGCCTTCTAGCCAGCCCTTCTGCGGTTGTGGGTAACACACCACCGCCAAACTCAATGTTTTCAGCACCAAGCTTGCTGAGAACTCCTGATTTTTGTGCAATGGTTTGCAAGGCAAGAGCCGCCGCATTTGGGTCTTGAGCCTTATTAAATTCTTCGATTGCCTGTACTACAAGAATGTCTCCTTCTGCGTTGGCTATCGCGGAGGCCGCTGTTGCTCTGATCTTCTCTTGAAGGGTGGACAGTTCATTGGACACCCTGCCTGATGCGCGGATTCTACCAAGGCGTTTCTTTTCAGAGTCCGTAGCGGCTTTCATATGTGCGTCGAAATGAGTTGTGTCTAAGCTTTCTAGTGATGTTTGCGCTGACCCAATCTGGCTATCAAGGTCTTTGATATAGGCAGCCAGCTCTTTTCTGATTTCAGAATTAGACTTGTTCTGCTCTGCCGCACCCTCTCTTACGTCTTTAAGGACTTGAGTCCAGTGTTCGTGACTCCCCTTGGTGTAAACTTCGCTGTAATAATTTCCACGGGTTCCCATGCTTATCCCCTCGCCGCTGCCATTGAGTTCTGAATAATGGTCTGGAGATCGTTCCCTTCAAGATCGATACCCAATGATTTTAGAGTCTCTGCCATTTGTATATCAGCCTGGAGCTTCTCATAAGCCAGGGCGTTTTCATCAGCACCAATACCAAGACCCTCTGCCGTGTCAGCCATACTGAGAACTGACTTGAAGACATCCTCCTGTCGCTCTTGTGCAGCCTTGTCAAGGCTTTCACCCAACTGAGCCATCCTCGCCTCTTCATTCGCTATCTCTTTTTGGTTGGCCATTCTGACCTGTCTTTCCATATCTTGTTGGGCTTTTATGTTCTCACCCACCCTGAGGCTATCCGTCTTGGCTGCAATACCAGACCCAACTCCTTGGGTGGCGGTGAGACCAGCTTGTAGGGCCTGCTGTTGAGCGAACTGTTGACCAATCTGACCAGACATTCCGCCGCGCAAAGCCCCATACTGCTCATCTGTTAACCCAAGCGCGCCCATCTCCTGCCGTCGCTTTAACTCCGCCAACTCTTCCTCATTCATGGCCCCGAGTTCACTTCCGCCAAAGATGGCCCCGCCAAGAGCACCAATACCAGCGCCAGCAACCGCCCCAGGAACACCTAAAACTGATCCTGCCGCCGCTCCGGCAGAGGCTCCTGATAATGCTGCTGCTCCTCTTCCTGTTTTTCCTGCTACTGCCATTTTTAAATCCTATCGAAAGTAAGTTTCAAGACTTACGGACCACTTTGTAAGAAAACTATATCGCGCCACGCTGAACCCACGGAGACTAAGGGAGTGATTCCCAGCAGCAAGGTTCTTTGCTACATAGAATCCAGACCAAGGGTTTCTACACTGTCCAAGCTGATACGGAAACCTGGGGCCAGTATTTGCCACGTGGGTTGTCCAGCATCTAGAGTCAATAATCCTGGTCTCATCTAAGAAGATAAACAAACGAGATGCCTCAAAAGCATTTGGGGGCAAGTCTGGTGTTATTGGGTATGCAGTAAACTCAAAGAAAACGTCAGCGGCTTTTGGTAAGAAGAAGTTGATTGCTGCGTTTGGATAGTTGTTGTACTCAGGACTGGAGATATCATTTCTACCAGTTGGCCCGTCACAAATGAATGAGTATTCATCTTCACTTGCCGTGAATCCAGCCTGGGTTCCACTTACAAACTCATGGCTGTTCGTAATTGGGTTGTAGTAACCACGCATAATGTGCTTACGCTCTACCCAATTGTCGGTTGCCAAGTCACCAGCGACAACGCCGCCGTCAACATAGTTCTTTACGCCATCTATATTTGTCTGAACTGTTGCTGCCGGAACAACACCAGCCACAAAAGGAGTGCGAACGAATGCCATTATGAATCCCCCCTTAGAACAGTTGCGGACATTTGAAAAGCCGCCACATAAATATCGAAAGAACTGTCGCCTGGATTTGTTGGAATCGCCATCCCCTTCGTCGCTCCAATGTTGTCGTATCTGCCAGCGCCCCAAACAGGCACATGAATAGAACGAACAGCGCCAGTATTTTGGTATACAACAGGACCGCGCCCGTGGATTCTTAGTTTTTCTATCGTAATGTCTGCGCCTGTATGCTGGTAACACAACATTCCGTGAACCATTCTGGCCGGAAAAACAAAGCTTCCAGCGGTGTAGCCCTCAAGAGAGACCCAAGCAACCCCGTCCGTTCTATTAGTAGACCCGTCAATGGTGAATGAATGGGGAGCTGTGACTGTATTGTTCAGGTTTACTTGGTTTGTAACTGTTGCCCACCCCGCCCCGATGTCCCACATGGGAAAGAATACGACACCAATAGCATCTGATAGATTAGCTGGTGATGTTGTTGATGCTCCAGCCGGGTCATATCCTACGTCATCATGCTTTGTAAGAAACACACCAAAGTGAATCCTGATAATGTCTCCCGCCGTTAGCGTGACGCCGCCACCAGCAAGTGCAGTCCAGTCCATCTCGGTTGGAGAGCCGTTAAGGAGAGGAAACGCAGCCTGACCATCTTGTCCATTATAAGCGCCAGCAGATGTACCCACTCCGTTTGAGAAGTAGTCCATATAAACAAGAGGCTCCATACGACCAGTGCTGTATGCATGAGCCTTTAGAGTCCTCCTGTCCACGCCTTCTGAGCGTACATTTTGCTCATTGATGGTAGCCGTCGCTGTTTCAATGTCTGAAAACTTAGCATTGGTATCAGCCAGTGATACCGTTTCTCCTGCGATAAAATTATCGTTTATGATTTTAGACATTAGCGATACCTATTCAAAGCCAGCAGTTGCCCGCCGTCATAGTAAAACACAGGAATGTTTGTTGCTCGCTGAAGCAGCCATGGAGAGAACCGCCAACGAACAGCGACAACATGAATGCCAGTCGCAATCGGAACATCCGCAACCAAATGAACAGTTCCAACATTTTGAAAATGCTCTCCAGAAGTTACCACAGGGTTTCCGTCTACAGTGATTTGGAACTGACACCAAAGTTGTTTGGTACGATCTGAAAAGTGGCTCGACAACCAATACCAGCAGTTGAAGTCAATGTGAAGCATACCCTCTTCAAAGGTGTCGCTAATCTGTTGAGCAGTGTTGGTTATCCAGCCACCAGAATATTTCTCGTAAGCCATCGCAAAGTAGTTTTGCGTTGTTGTTGCAGCAGCACTGTCGTAGTATGTTTGCGTATAAACAGAAGCATCCTGCATAGTTATAGCGTCCTTCAGGACGTATTTTACAAAAGCATTTTGAGCAAGCTGCGTATCTCCAACGGTTCCATCCCTCAGGTTTTCACGGTCTAAGCCACCGTTGATTTCACCTTTGAGGTTGTTGTACGACTTGTTGAAGCCGTCTACGTCATCAAGGTTTGCAGGTCTTGCCTCTCCCTCTGTCCACTTGTAAGCCATTATCGTTTGCCCTTAATTGTGGATGTGCCGTCAGTGCTAAACTCAATACTGTATCCAACCAATACGATGTCGTTTGTTGTTTCTACTTTGAAGGAGAAGTATGAAGAGGCCTTCTGGGCTACCGGATAACGAATCGTAGACACCATTCCTTCTTCCCATACCGACGAGTCGAATATTGCAGTATCATAAACGCCCTGGTCAGGATGGTCAGGACGCTGCATCTTTTCGCCTGAAGAGGTGATTCCGGTATAGTCAAAGTCCATGTAATAGGTGATGGGTATTGTGTTGTCTCCTTGGGTCACCACGTGCAGATAGACGTACTTCACGTACTTCTTAAGTGGCGCATTCTTCATGTCATGCCACTTGCTTTTATAAATAGCCGTGGGTGGAGGCGCGTTACTTTGCGTGTCACCCGACACAATATAGCCAGAAGCACGCTTGTGAGTAATCACAAACAGACCCGTCTCATACGTTGGTCCGCCTGGAATGTACCCCGTGTTGGTTCCGAATACGAGCTCACCATTCTGGTCAGTAGCAATACAACTCACAGGAAATCCGGTGCGGATACTCCAAGCATCCTTGTCCATGTGGTAGACAATGCCAAACGATGGCTTCTCTTCACCGTCTACAGGGACATAACAATGCCACTCTCTCCACTTAGAAGAGTACGCTGCGGTGGCCCGAGTAATTGTTGACTTGTTAATCCTTCCGATTGTCTTCACTAAATCTTTGGTAACCTTCGAGATCTTAAGTTCAGACCCTCCGTCCAAGCCTCCGCTTATACGGTAGATTCCATCGTTTCCTAAGAATAGAACACCAACGCCAGGAACTGTTGTTGCCGTTGCTGCCGCTCTTGTTCCCACACCAGAAAGAAATGGAGAAATCTGGAACCCATTAACTGAGTCTCCCCGAACCATTTCAATCGAGTTCTCCCTAAAGATAAGGAGCTGATTGTAATAAGGAAAGAAGCCGGTGATGTCTCCACCATCTCGGACACCAACCTCAAAGTAGCTAGACGTTGAAAATGAATCAGGGCTCAGTGGGTTTGAGTAGTAGATTCGAGTTGGGTTTGATTGCCCACCGTCAATAAACAGAACGCCCTTGAACGTAGCTGAGAACCGAGTACCCGGAGCAGGAAAGAGAATGCTTTGGTTTGGGTCTGGTGCTAGGTTTATTAAGAACTGGTCGGGCGTGTAATCGACATACACGGTATCAAGATTGTTATTAATCTGAGCGACAAAGTAGTATGCGTCACTTGCATCCGAGGCTGACCCGTTGCCAAGATTCATTGTACGATAGATTCTGCGTGCTACCGTTCCTGGTGGACCCTTGGGCAGGTCCGAAAGATACACGCCGTTGCGGAGATTTGCATAAAAGCCTGCACCAGACGGCGTTGTCCATGACGTTGACCCAGAACTGGATGACAATGGGCTCTCTGAGCCCGTCTCATTCACCCAAGATACTTTCCACCTGTAGGTATTAGGGGCATCATTGGTTGTAGACCCAAGCCCGATGTTCTGAACAAAGCCTTCAGGCAAGTAGTTTGAGGTTGTTGCGGGTTGTCCGATAGAAATATTCTGCTCATTTCCTATACCGTCATCAGCAGTGTCTACTCGCCAAGGCGTCACGGGGCCAGGAATGCTTTGCCAACCAAGGTCTGTATATCTGTCGCCATCGAACTTGAAGGGCTCGTCATGCCCGTTGGTGACAATCAGATACCTACCGAACGGAGAGTAATTTGTGGGGTATTCAGTGTTTGTTGGAATGGTCCTTTCCAACTTGACGACATCAATAGTTGGCCCTGTGAGGCCGTTTCCTATCGTATACCAAAGCGTTGATGTGTTTGCTCCTGTTCGACCAGCCTCAAACAAATGGTAACTTCTGGCTCCGTTGTGTGTGTTCCAGATATAAAGACTCTGGATTCGCTCTTGATTTGTAAACGGAGCATAGTCTGCTGTGCCACTTGCAAAGAACTTTTCATACCCAATTCGG